ATAATAGGAGGTAAAATGTTCTGTAAGAATAAAATGAGTCGTGAAGACCGTCAAAAGTGGAAATTAAAAATGTATAACTATTGGCAAGATACTCTTGAAGAAAGACTTGCTGGAGTAAGAGCAGGTAAAGCAAAACTTGAAGAGCAAATGAAAAGAGATGCTACTGACAGATTGCATAATGAAATGCGTAATGAAGAATAATGGCAACCAGAAATTCTCCTAAACCTAGACCAGGAACTCCAATTGAGAATAGAAATTTTCTTGCTCCTGTTGGGTTTAAATTTGGACTGAAAAGAAGTCCTGGAGTTGCTTTCTTCTGCAATGAAGCTAATGTCCCAGAGATGACTCTTGGTATAGCAGAGCAGCCTACTTATTTGAGAAATATTCCAATTCCTGGTGATAAGATTCAATTTGGTGATTTAAATTTAAGATTTTTAGTTGATGAAGATTTGCAGAATTATATGGAGATTCAGAAGTGGATTCGTGGTCTAGGATATCCAGAAACTTTAAAACAATTTGATGAGTTGGAGCAACAAGATTATCTATGGGGATCTTTCGGACAGTTTAAACAATCTGGAGATAAAATTTATTCTGATGGGACATTACAAATATTAAGTAGTAATTTAGTTCCTAAATTTCAGGTTGTGTTTAGTGATCTTTTTCCATATAGTCTTTCAACTTTAACCTTTGATGCTACAGATACAGATATAGAATACTTTACAGCAGACGTATCTTTCAAGTATACTATATACAGTCTAACCGATATGGAGAATAAAGCGTTATAATTATGGCAGGTGGTGATGGTATTAGTGATAGATCATTAGAAATAAAAGAAACTGATGCGAGTGATACTTATGCTTGGTGGGAAGAGCATTTAAATTGTGCTGAAGACGGACCTCAGCGATATAGGATTTGTCAAGCGTGTCCTCATTTTAGAAAAATTACTAAACAATGCAAATTATGCAATTGTTTTATGTTTGTTAAATGTCGTATTCCATCATCACGTTGTCCCGATAAACCTCCAAGGTGGGGTCCATGTCAATCAATTAATGTTTTAACTAAAAACTCACCGCATTATAATATTAATTCATTAAATGCACATTTAGATCCGAATGATCCTAAATGGATGGACAATGGAGAATCATTAATAGATCCTCATTCTGGTATTAAACGTCCTTTACAATAATTATTATGTCAATTGATCTTGAAGCAATTCAAGAGATGTGGGAAAAAGATTCAAAGATAGACCGAGATAATCTACATGAAGAGTCATTAAATATCCCCTCTCTACATGCAAAATATTTTGAATTATATAATACCATATTCCTTCTAAGAAAAAAAGCAGAACAGCATAGAAAAAATATCCGTCATGAACGGTATGAGTATTTTAGTGGAAAAGCAGACCCAGAAGTTTATGTAGAGAATCCTTTTCCAAAGAAGATACGGGATAAGGATACGATGCAGAAATATTTGGATGCAGATGAAAAGTTATCTAATACGTCGCTAAAAATTGATTACTATGATACAATGTTAGTATATATTGAAAGTATTTTAAAGGTAATTCAAAATAGAACTTATCAGATAAAGAATGCTATTGAGTTTATGAGATTTCAATCTGGATTAGGATAATGAATATTGATTATAGGGTATTTCCACTTTTTCCTTCTATAGTTCATCGAATAGAAATAAATGATTTTAAAAAAATTAAAAAACAAATAGTCGATTATGTATATAAAGAAAAAAGAGCAAATCCTAAAGGAATAGGAGAAACAAAATCCACTTTAGGTGGATGGCAATCGGAGAGTAACTATCATAATTTTGAGAATCCTATTCGTTCTCTTATTGAAGAAGCATTACTAACTGGTTTAACTCTTTATCCTAATTTTAATGAAAAATGTCAATATAAAATGTCTAACATGTGGATGAATGTTAATCAAGAAGGACATGGAAATCTTAAACATGTTCATCCTGGAGCCCATTTAGCAGGTGTTTGGTGGATTAATATTCCAAAAAAATCTGGAGAATTGTGGTTTGATTCACCACACATGTACAATAATTGGACAGAAATTGAAACATACAGTGAACCTTTTAAAAATAAACTTTATGCACATCATGGATATTATTTTCCTCCTACAGAAGGTCACATTATGATTTTTCCTGCTTCTCTTACTCATTATGTGAAACGAAATAAGAGCAAACAAGATAGAATTTCTATTTCTTTTAACTTGAAGTTGAGATAATAAATACCCATAGATGTATGGGTTTTTGTGAGAACCGATGTTGTTATAGGAAAGAAGAATGAGGTTTTTCTCCAAGTACAAGCCGAACCTCACATCTTCATGGAATTGTCAGATCACTTCACTTTCGACGTGGAAGGTGCAAAGTTTATGCCTCAATACCGTAACAAGTATTGGGACGGAAAGATTCGATTATTCTCAACCTCCAACGGACAAATTTACGTCGGACTACTTGATAAAATTATTGCCTTCTGTAACCGACACGATTATACATACGAATTTACACATAACGAATACTATGGTACTCCCTTCGAAGTAAATGAGGGAATATCATATGAGGGTGTTAAAGATTATATGCGATCTATTAGTCGTCATACTCCACGTAAGTATCAAGTAGAGGGAGTATACGATGCTTTAAGACATAATAGAAAGCTATTGATATCGCCCACTGCTTCAGGCAAATCATTGATGATTTACTCTCTTGTAAGATATTACGTTGATAAAGAGCAAAAAATTCTTTTAGTTGTTCCAACGACATCTCTCGTAGAGCAGATGTACAAGGATTTTCAGGATTACGGTTGGAATTCTGAGTCATATTGTCACCGCATATATTCAGGTAAAGAAAAAACAAATGAATATCCAGTCACTATTACAACATGGCAATCTGTATATAAACTTCCTCGCTCATTCTTTGAAAATTATAATGTAGTTATAGGAGATGAAGCACATCTCTTTAAGAGTAAGTCTCTTATATCTATAATGACAAAATTGCATCATACTAAGTATAGATATGGATTTACTGGAACTTTAAGTGGTACACAAACTCATCAGTGGGTATTAGAAGGATTATTTGGACCATCTTATAAAGTAACTAAAACTGATGAATTAATGCGACAGGGACATCTTTCTCAATTAGATATTCAGTGTCTTGTTCTTAAACATCCTCCTGTAAAATTCGAAACATATCAAGATGAAATTCAATATCTTATTGAACATGAACAACGAAATAACTTTATAAAAAATTTGACTTTAGATTTAAAGGGTAATACACTGGTATTATTTTCTAGAGTTGAAGCACACGGTCAAGTCTTATATGATTTAATAAATAATAATAAGCAAACTGATCGTAGAGTATTCTTTGTTCACGGTGGCGTTGATACTGAAGAAAGAGAACTAATTAGGGAGATTACAGAAAGTGAAAAAAATGCAATCATCGTTGCGTCCTATGGGACTTTTAGCACTGGGATTAATATTAAGCGGTTGCACAACATTATTTTTGCCAGCCCCTCCAAGTCCAGAATTAGAAATCTCCAGTCCATCGGTAGAGTCCTTAGAAAAGGAAGAGATAAAGTAAAGGCCACTCTTTATGATATTGCTGACGATTGTACAAACAATTCTAAACGAAACTATACATTAAATCATTTCATAGAACGAATTAAAATCTATAATGAAGAAAATTTTAATTATGAGATAATTACCATACAATTAAAGAAGGAGAAAAAATGATTGAGGACGATTTTTACGGAACAATAAAATTTAAAAACGGCGAAGAAGTATTTGCTAAAGTTGCTGCATCTGATGAAGGTGATAGAACAATGTTGATAGTTCATACACCAGTCATGGTGTCTGAAGTTAAAGTAAAAGGTGGAGTAGTTGGATATAAGGTAGAACCTTGGCTAAAGACAAGTAGAGAAGATATGTTTATTATTAATATGGATAACGTTCTTACATTATCAGAATCATCTGATTTAGAAATGATAGGAATGTATCAGAATTTTCTACATGATTTTCATAAAGACACTCAGAATAATACAAAGCTTAATAGGAAAATGGGTTATCTTGCTACTGTAAATGCTGCAAGAGGATATTTAGAAAGAATATATAATGAAAATACTAAAGAACCTAAGAGCTCTCCCGATGAACCCTGACAGAGTTATTGTAATCATAATTTGAGAACTTGTCAAGTAATTGTTTAGGTGTTAAAATACCTACATATGAGTGAGATATCTTATGTTAAAGCCGGGAACTATGGCCAGAAGAAAGAGATCTGAGCATTATGTCAATAATAAGGAGTTCCTTGCTGCTTTAATTAAGTATCGAGAGGACGTTGAAATTGCAAAATTGCGAGATCAACCTAAACCAGTTATTCCAAGATACATTGGTGAGTGTTTTTTAAAGATAGCAAATCATCTATCTTTTAAACCTAATTTTGTTAATTACATGTTTAAGGAGGATATGATTTCTGATGGAATCGAAAATTGCGTTCAGTACATATATAATTTTAATCCTGAGAAATCCCAAAATCCTTTTGCTTACTTTACGCAAATTATACATTACGCATTTCTCCGCAGAATACAAAGAGAAAAACGTCAATTAGAAATTAAGAATAAGATACTTGAGAAGTCTGGTTATTCAGAAGTATTTGATAATAACAATACTATAGATGGATCAGGAAGTTTTTCTGAATATAATCAGATAAAAGATTCTGTTCATTCTAAATTACGTAATAATTGAATGAAGATTAGACATGATGCTGAAGTGATTGTTGGGGATTATCCTTTTGCTAATCAATTATATGATGAGTTGGTTCCTATATTGGAAAAACATCCTGATAAACAAAATAGGGAAACAAATGTAAAAGCAGTTATGACAGATTGGTATATAACC